ATACATTTTCAGATGATGATTGGGAACAATTTAATGCTTATATGGTTCACAGATTTATATCTATGAATCCTAACTATTTGCAATTAGCTAATTTGGCACAAGAGTTCCAACCTACTGATAAAAAACGTATTTATGAATTTTATAAAGAATTTATCCCGAAAAACAACCGATTTAGTAAGTATATTAAATCTAAATCTTCTAATACTACAACTGAACTATTACAGGTTATTGCGGAGCATTACGAGATATCTAAAACAGAAGCAAAACAATCAATAAAATTGTTGGATAAACAATCAATTATTGGTATATTGGAACAACGAGGCCTGGTATTGGAGATCATTCAACTGACGATTTCTATAACAATGCTAACGAAGCATTAGCTAATTTAGCTGATGCAGATGATCGTATTGAAACATTAGAGAAATACTACAACGAAAAAACACAAGTTAATGGGTGATTCTGTATCAAAGTACGCGGAAAAATTTAATAAACAAATAACCCATGAACGTTCATTATATCCAGGTGATATTAAAGTTACGGTAAATAGTTATCCTCATAATGAAATAGTTCCTAAAGGAGATAAATATGTTAATGAAGTAACTGATTTATTCAAACAGCGTTCTGATATGGGTATTAAAAAATATGGTACTACATTAGAACGTGAAGACGTTGATTTATTAGGTTGGTTAACTCACCTACAAGAAGAGTTAATGGACGCTACATTATACATTCAAAGACTCAAAAGTGAAGTTACCAAGGATAGTTAAAGACATACAAAACACCGCACTCTCGAAAGTGAATTACGCGTTCCAAAAGAACATCTCTTATTCGCAGATGTCAATGTACAGACAGTGTCCACACAAGTGGGCACTTATGTATAAGGAAGGACATAAGAAATTCACTTCATCAATTCATACTGTATTCGGTACAGCAATGCACGAGGCAATGCAACATTATTTAGACGTCATGTACGATAAATCTGTTGCAGCTGCCGACCGTATTGACTTAATAGAATACTTCAACGAAGCATATATTGAAGAATATAAAAAGCAAATGAAAGCCAACAACGGCGAACATTTCTCTTCAGCGGTTGAAATGAGAGAGTTTTATGAAGACGGTGTTACTATCTTAGATTATTTTAAGAAAAAACGAGGTTCATATTTTTCAAAACGTAAAACTCATTTAGTAGGTTGTGAGTTACCATTAGTTATACCACCAATGCCATCTCACCCCAATACGTTGTATATGGGTTACTTAGATGTAGTATTATACAATGAAAATACAGAAAAATTTACTATTATTGATATTAAGACTTCAACTCGAGGTTGGACGTCTAAGAATAAAAAGGATGAAGAGAAACAATATCAACTCCTCTTATATAAAAAGTTTTTTGCAGAACAATATAATATTCCAATCGAAAACATCGATATTGAATTTTTCATTGTTAAACGAAAGTTATATGAAAACCTTGACTTTGCGCAAAAGAGAATACAATTATTCCAACCCGCTGCTGGAAAAATTAAATTAAAACGTGCTACAACAGCAATTAATGATTTTATTAAAGAATGTTTTAGTACAAAAGGCGACATCCTAGAACGTCCTTATGACAAAAACCCATCAAAATGGAATTGTGGTTTTTGCCCTTATAAGGAAGATAAAGAACTTTGTGGAGCAGGTACATTTTTATAAATTGTATAATATGTATATGCGATATAAAAAATATAAAAATATACTATGGCAAATCAAAAACTAACAAGCGTTAAAATTGATGAGCAGTTATGGGACAATTTTAAGATTGAATGCATTAAACGTAAATTTAGCTTTCAAAAACTCTCAGAACGAGCAATCGATTTATTTATGAAAGACGACGAATTCCGTCGTAAAGTTACAAACCACACAGTGGAATTACAAGATTAATTTTATAACAAACAGTTATTAATGAAAAACAGTTATAAACACATTCCTAAACAGGAACGTAAGAAAATCCTATTAATTTGCGATGATATTCGAGTTAACAGTGGTGTAGCCACGGTTGCTAGAGAAATCGTTATAGGTACAGCTCACAGATACAATTGGTTAAACTTAGGTGGAGCAATTAAACATCCTGAAAAAGGTAAATTATTAGATTTATCACAATCTACTAATGAAGCACGTAGTATTGATGATGCTCACGTATTTGTCCGTCCTGTAGATGGTTACGGTACAGCACAGTTAATTCGCGAAATGTTACATGCGGAAAAACCAGATGCCATTATGTTAATTACTGATCCTAGATACTTTACACATGTGTTTGGTATGGAACAGGAAATTAGAAAACATTGTCCTATTATTTATCTAAACATTTGGGATGATTATCCAGCACCAATGTATAATAGACCATTTTATGAATCATGTGATTTAATGATGGCTATTTCTAAACAAACACGAAACATAAATCGTTTAGTATTAGAAGAGGCTGCTGAAAATAAAATATTAACATATGTTCCTCATGGACTAAATGAAAAAATATTCTTCCCAATAGATAAGAATCATGATCAACATGATAAACTACAAAAGTTTAAAAATACATTATTTAATGGTTTTAAACCATCATTTACACTGTTTTTTAACTCACGTAATATCAGACGTAAACAAATCCCAGATGCATTATTTGCTTTTAGAGTATTTTTAGATTCATTACCTAAAGAAGAAGCATTAAAATGTAGGTTTGTATTACATACTGAAATTGCCTCAGATCACGGAACTGATTTAGCAGCTATTAAAACATTATTATTCGAAGAAGAATATTCAGATTGTGTTGTGTTTGATACTAAAAAATGGTCACAACAAGATTTAAATTTATTATATAATTCAACAGATGCCCAAATATTACTCACTTCAAATGAAGGGTGGGGGTTAACATTAACTGAATCATTATTAGTAGGTAATCCAATCATTGCTAACGTAACAGGCGGTATGCAAGACCAAATGAGGTTTGAAGACGAAAATGGAGATTGGATAGATTTTGATAGTAAATTCTTATCAAACCATAGAGGAACGTACAAAAAACATGGTGAGTGGGCGTTTCCAGTGTACCCAACTTCTAGATCAGTACAAGGTTCAATCCCCACACCTTATATATTTGACGATCGTTGTAAATTTGAAGATGCAGCTGAACGTATTATGGAATTATATAAGATGGATCCTACTGAACGTAAAGCTAAAGGTTTAAAAGGTAGAGAATGGGCTGTAGGAGACGAAGCCGGATTTACTACTGCACATCAAGCTAATCGTGTTATTGATAGTGTTGAAGAATTATTTAACACATGGAAAGGTAGAGAAAAATATGAAATTATTAACGCTACTGAATTTAAAGGTAGAACATTAAAACACTCTTTAATATACTAATATGAGTAAACCGTTATATGTAATAAGCAGCCCGTTTGACACTTATAGTGGCTATGGAGCACGTGCACGAGATTATATCAAAGCAGTTACCCGAATGGTCATTTTTATACAATTATAAATTAAAAAACAATAAACTAGACACCAAACCAGATATTTGGACTCAAGTATCAATCCCAAATGAATTCCAACCTGTAGGAAAATATAATATTGGTTTAACAGCTGGTATTGAAACTACAATGTGTGATGCCGCATGGATTGAAGGTTTAAATAGAATGGATATGACTTTAGTTTCATCTGAACATGCTAAAAAAGTATTTGAAGATCTTCAGTTTGAAAAGAAAGAAGGTGATAAAGTAATAGGTATGGTTAAATCAGAAAAACCTATTAAAGTGTTGTTTGAAGGAGCTAATTTAGATGTTTATAAACCAATTAAACAAAGTGAGATTTCAACCATCGATTTAACTTCTATTAAAGAGTCATTTTGTTACCTATTTGTAGGACATTGGATGCAAGGTAATTATGGTCATGATCGTAAAAATGTAGGTGTGTTGGTTAAATCATTCTTGGAAACATTTAAGAATAAAAAGAAACGACCAGCATTAATCCTAAAAGCATCTAAAGGCTCAGCAACGTATATGAGTCGTGAAGCTATTTTAAAACAAATCAACCAAATTAAAGATTCTGTAAAGGGTAATTTGCCAAACATTTATTTAATGACAGGTGAATTTTCAGACAGTGAAATTAACGAGCTATACAATCATTCTAAAGTCAAAGCAATGGTTAGTTTAACTCGTGGTGAAGGGTTTGGTAGACCTTTATTAGAATTTAGTTTAGTTAATAAACCAATCATAGCATCAAATTGGTCAGGTCATGTTGATTTTCTTAGCCCTGAATTTACTTATTTACTACCTGGTAAACTAGAAAATGTAGATCAAAGTTCAGCTAATAACTGGATTAAAAAAGAAGCTAAATGGTTTCAAGTTGATGCCCCTACAGCTATGCAAGTTATGACTGACGTATTTAATGGTTATAAAAAATCAACTGAATTAGCTAAACGTCAAGGTTATTATGCTCGTACTAATTTTAGTTATGAAAAAATGAGAGACAAATTAGATGGGATTTTATCATCATCAATACCAAGTTTCCCAAAAGAAATGACGTTAAATTTACCAACACTACAATAATGAATTTTGATGAATTAAAAGAATGTACGCGTTGCGGAAGCGACGCGTGCTATTCAACCGAAGCGAGTACTGAAATAACATTAGAATTATGTTATGGTTGTGGTTTCCAATCTAATACTATAATGTATTCAGGTTCAGATATGTTTAATGAACAAATGCAAGTCCTACCAGATCTTTATAAGTCATTAATTGATGAAGAAGAGGAAGGTAAATTATGGATGCCATCGTTTGTAAATGTAGAAGATAAAGGCATGGTATTTGCAGATGGTTCTGGTCGTGATAATTGGGCTTGGGGTGCAGCTAAAGCAGTCGAAGTAACTGAAGATGAAAAAGAAAAATACAAAGATGCAAAGTATAGAGTCGATATGTCTACAGTAAAACATTTTGGAGAACGTGACTATATGGATGCCCTTTCGTATATTGAAGTAATACCTTAAAAACACGCGTTATATGAAATTAAGTTATGCAATCACCGTATGCAATGAACACGTAGAGATACAACGTTTAATCGCGTTTTTATGCGAGAATAAGCGCGAACAAGACGA